AAACCACAATGATTGTGGCCAAGCCAATCAACAGTTTTCTGCGCCAACGGTGCCGCTTCATCTATGTGGCCCCTGACTCGCGCACCGGGTGCACGCGTACTTGCCTGCTGCCACTTTCCATGACTTTCCAGGAATCTGCTCTCCGCACACCGAACAGGTTTCGCGTTGCCGAGCCAATCTCCGCTGTGTCTTTTCTTGAATCCTGTAGTCTTTTTCTAACTGGTCTTTCGGCACTTTTAGGTATCCACCTGTTACACTTATTGATGCGCACACTACTATGAAACGGTTGGCAACCCATTTTTCCTGAAGGCCCTGGACGGTAACGGCCACACCTGTGACAGATGATGGTCAAAAAATGTTCAGCTCGTCAGTGCTAGGCTCAGTCGCGTCCAAGTAATCGTAGATGTCTGTGACTCTGAGCAGGGTGCATCTGCAGTTACTTATTATATAGCCGTTGCCACTGTATAACGTGGACAATGTTTGGAGGTCATACAGATAACCCCGAAAAGACTTGACGTCAACACTGACGACCTCGTCAAGGTCTATGAAACTGGCGTGTCTGTCAAAGCATTGAGCAAGCAGTTCAGGATCGCGCGGACTGGTGTAGTCTTGCGGTTGAAGGCCAGAGGCATCACTCCCCGAGGCAAAAGTGAAAGCATGTTTCTGCGAATGAGTCAGACGTCGAGTGAAGAAAGAGCTAGGCTTTCTAGTGCCGCTCATGCCACCGTCCGTGGCAAACGACGCAACTTTGAGGAACTGTGCCAGCGAGCCATCACCCGAGAGGGTACTGGAGTTGGCATTGTACGCACTGAGATTTTGTGCAGACAGTTTCTTGAGCAAAGAGGATTTCACTGTGTTGCTCAGAAAGCCGTTGGACCTTACAATGTCGACATTGCCCTTCGAGAAGGATGCATCGCCGTGGAGGTCTTCGGCGGCAACTGGCACGCTTACGGACTGGCTGCCAAACGGCATCGACAACGATTTGACTATCTCATCAATGCGGGTTGGACGCCTGTCATTATTCATGTGAACCTTAGGTTTCCTTTGGAAACAACTGTCACGGACTATTTCGTCGCCCTTGCGCAGCAGATAGGCCGAGGCGAACCCGTTTCGCGTAAGGAACATGTGATTCGGGGTAACGGTGATGTTGTTGCCGTGGGGACTGGAAATGGTGAACAGAGGTCCGTCATACCATGTTGAGAGTCCGGCGACAATTTCGTCTGATTCGCAAACCGTGTCTGGCAACACACAGTTTGGATGAACATAAGGTAATATTTGGTCTGCGCCTATGATGTCGCACCATGGAAACATGACGCGTAAATCATATCCTTTGTAGATGCCTTTGTTGAGCATTTCACAGGTCCAACAGGTTTTATCGTCGCTGATTGCAAGGTAATACCACAGGTCAAAGGCGCCAAAAAACGTTTGGTTCCTAAAGCCTTGAGGTTTCCTCTTTTTCGCTTCAGCCGCTAAGACGGCTTGGACTGCTTCAACGGCTTGCCGTTCTTCACTGGTGTGCGAGCACCGTGAATTTTCGTGTTCCTGAATTTGCTGCGTGGTCGTTCTCTCCAAGAGCTTTTCTCATGCTTGGCATTATGGCTTCTCTGAACGCGTCAAACATTTCGTTCCGCAATAAGATGAAACAACGCTCTGATTCAGGACTCAGCTTATCCACGGGCTTGCCAAGCGATTCTGACAGTTTCCTTAGGGTTTCATGCTTGGACTTGGCTACAAACGCGTTTATGCAGCGGTCGCCTTCACGGATAGCTTCAGAAACCGTTATGGTTTTCTGATGGAAATTGTCTCGGATAACGTTTAGGCCAGCTTGCAACATCGTCATTTTAGGCTGATCAAGCAGCGACGTTTGGTCTAGGCCCGGAAGGATCGGGGGCGCTTCAGGCTCTTCAACTTCAAGTAGTGGTATGCCTTTTTGGCGTATGATGTCTTGAGCCTGGGGCCACGTGATTGTTCCATTTCCCTTCAACGAGCCAATGTCGGCTAGGGTGATGTCGTCGAAAACCTGTTTGGTTGCGCCCCACTTCAACTCGGGAACAGGACCTGAAGCGCTAGTCATAGGCTTAATGATGCGATTCACGATTATGCTCGAGTCGTACCTTTGTTCGCCTTGCACGAAACGGTCGACGCTTTCTAACATCACGTGAGCGCTTGCTTCAGTCGCATTTTTCAACAACAGAATCAGGGGTGCATGCAACGCTTCGCCAATCTGGAAGTAGATCTGCTCGATGTAAGGCAGAAACTTGACTTGGCTTGTTGGCTCCACGAACGTGTGCCGCAGCTCGTCCTTTTGGATTCCGCTTAGGAAAATGTCTTCGTCAACGTCGGCTCCTGTGACGCTGTCAAAGATTTCTTGAATGTCCATACTGTACTCCCATATTCCTTTCGGAGCCGAGTAGCGGTGAATGATTTTTGGCATGTCAATATTAATCTGTTTTCTGGCTTCAATCAGGTCGGCGATGCTGTCAACCAACGCGTGCCCATACACGTGACTCGTGTCCTCGTTATGGATGAATAGAATAATGGTTTCCATGTCAGCGTCGGTTTCCCATCTGGCCACTTCTGAGCCAGCGACGTCTTGCGTGTACCGTAACAGTTTGCCCTTCTTATCTCGCCAAATAAAGAAACTTTCAGGAGGCAGAATCTTCAGTGACTTGTCAGGCAAAACTTCGACGGGGCAAAACCCTTTGCTTAGTTTGGTCCGTTCGATCTCTTTGAATTTTCTGTCAGCGTTGATTCGGAGAGCCCATTCGTCAACCATTTTCTTGTTCGGATGGTTAGGATCTATGTCCTCTCCGGCCGCGTCTTTTTCTGGCATCTGCGTGTAGAATCCGACGCCCACGATCATGTCAGTCAACAGGTCAATTCCTATTCGCGTTTCAGGATCGTTGCATAACGCGTCGTAGCGGTCCATGTTAGAAGGGTGAGGCAGCTTGTCGCTCCACATGGTTGACGAGGTTACTTGTCCTTTGTCGCTTTCTCGAGTCTTGAAACTGGAACGTCCCGTTCTCACCGCGTTAGCGTAGAGCTCACGCTTGTTGAGAAGACTACTTTCGAATCCTGTCGGCATTATTTCTTGTCTCCTTGCAAAACGTTAATGTCAAAATTGAATCCGTCCCTGGTCAGGACGCCTTTGCTCTGGCACGTGTCACAGAAAACTGCTAGTTCCCAGCCTTCCAGTCCGAGTTCCATCGCTACCACACGTAGTTTCTTGGTTTTGCATGCGGGACACTCGCAGCCGAGAACATGCTGTTTCAGAGCTTCTATTTCTTTGAGTTTCGCCGTGACACATGTTTTTATGTCGACTCCATCGTTTGGTTTCTGTTTTCCGAACCCACGCATTTTTGTCACCGTGACTCTGAGATAACCGGGCACGTTACCACTTCCGTACCCCCGTCAAAACTTTTACTGGATAAGAATGTTGCAACCGTTCGAACGCTCCTGAAATCGCGTCGACTTGGTCGTCATGTTCGCCGTACGGGAAACTTTCAGCTTCATCCATGAAGGCGTTTATCCATTTGCCACTCACGAGTTTGACGAGGCCAGCTTCTGCCGCAGACGACAAAGGATTCGAACGTAATTCCTTGTCTCCCGTGCTTCTGTGCCCCCGAAACGTGAATCCGGTCAAAACGTTTCTCGAATAATGGTCAGCCAGGCTTATGCCTTCTGAGCCAGGCTCCACTTCCATGTACACGAGACACTTGTGGCCGTGAAGTTCACGGTCCACCTGAGCAGTCTGCTTGATTCTTGTTTCCACGATCTGAGGTGTTGACCTGAACCTTTGAAGGTCCTCAATGTAATAGACGCCTTTCAGAAACGCAACTTTAGCTCCGACAGTGTAGTCAGGGTCCGCTCCTGGCCTCGGAGCCGTTGCGGCCATGTCCCAAAACCTGACTCGACTCGCTTCGGCCGGCGCTACACCGACGATCTCGAACCATTCACGGTTAAACTTGTTTCCCCCAAACTTGGCGGTCCAGTCACCATTCAAGTATTGGCGCCTTGTGATTGGGTCCAACTGGTTAAGGCTTCGAATATACGTTTTCTGGTCCAAATACGGGTTGTCGCCTAGTTTGGCTGGAATGAACACTCGTCCAACAAGAGGCCCCTCTTCCATGAACCTACGTTTTACCCAGTCATGGCCAATGTTGCCGGGGTTGCTTGCGCCTCTCATACGTAAAGGCACAGCAGATGTTCCTAACCGTCTAAGTCTACTGAACAGGTAACGGTACTGGTTTTCTGTGAACTGCGTCAACTCGTCAAAGCAGATGCATTGAAACTCTGCGCTTTGGTAACGGAAACGGTCCATGTCACTCTCAAGATAGCCAAACGCGAGGCGTGCTCCTGAAGGAAAAGTCCACGTGTGGTTTGCTCCGCTCCAATGTGCCCCTTTTCCGGCCAGCCACTGCATGGCACGGTCCATCAACGCTTCAGGCAAGGCGAGGTCCTGGTAGGTGCGGCGAAAGATTATCGCGTTATAGCCTGACACGTCCACGAACATGAGTGCGGCCATGAGTAACGCGTCGCTTTTGCCGCCGCCAGCAGCGCCCCCGTACAAGGCTTCCGTGCATAATGTCAGGAGAAACTCAGCTTGTTTCGGTGTTGGACTGTGTGGAATCCACCTGTTCGTCACTACGCGCCGCTTTAATATTATGTTCAGTTGCTCTTCTGACTGATTCTGCATAGTCTCGAAGGTCAAGGTCAAGTTTTCCCTCAATTCTTAACGGAGCCGTATTTACTTGGCCCGTTGACTGCATAAGCGTTATGGCCGCTTCAACTGTTTCTCTGATGCTACGGTGAGCTCCAACAGCAGCCGTCAAATTGTTTTGTTTCAAACATTGGCCGTACAATACGTATCCGTCTTGGACTAGCATGTTCACGGTTTGCAGGAGCTCTTTCACGACCGCGTTCGGGTCGCTTAGTCTGATGATTGTGTCTTGCCAGTTTGCTCGTCGGTTCCAGTCACGCCAAACCGCTCGGCTGTTCATGTGATACTCAGTTGCAAGTTGGTCGACCCAAACGCTTGGTTCAACGCCCCTTAGGTGCATACGCAGCATTTTGAGTCTTCGCTCGAGACGTTTCAACTGTGGGGATGCCTGTTTTTGCGACATTACTGTCATTGCCCCTTCCCTAACAGTTTGGGCCTGGGTCGCCCGGCGTTAAGCAGTGCTTTTTAGTTTCTGGTTTGCATGAAAGACAAGGTTCCTCAGTTAACGAGTAAGGCGTTCTTTGTGGCTTGTACAACTCTATGATTGTTTCGCTCATTTTGGCCAATGCCGTTCCGAGGCTGCGTATGTTTTCTTTCGCCATGACTTTTTGGACGGCTTCTTTGAATTTGTCCCACTGTTCTAATGGAGCTACTAGAAGTTGGTCTTCTGTGCCGTCCAACATTTCTATTACACGTTCAAAGTTTTCCAGTTGGAAAGGTAGGAATACGAGTCTGCACACCTGAAATTTTAATCCGCTGTCTAACTGTGTTAAAGGAATTGGTTGTAGTTTGAAATCTAGTATTTTGGGGTCTATGAAGGCTTGTGTTCGTAGGTCCGCGTTGTCGATGAGTTCGTAGATCCGCGCGATTGTTTGGGGATCGTCGATGCCTTGGATGCTGTTATGCGCCAGTTGTTTAGCTGCTATTTCGCTTCTGCTCAAGCCGCTTACGTCAAGGAGGACCACGACGGTTTTGAGTTCTGGCCGTTTCAACGCTGCTTGCCTTGCGCTTCTTATTCGGTGGTGTCCACTGATGATTTCTATTCCTTGATCAGTCAACGCGCAATAAGGTATGCTTTCGAGGGCTCCACGCTGTTGAATGTTATATGTTAGCTGATTGAGCATTTCTCGGCTCATAGCTCGAGCGTTAAGGTTTTGTTCTCGTAAGTCGTCCAGGTCTACACGTACGATTTGCAGATTGTTTCCAAGGTCCACGAGCACTTCGTACTCAGGTTTCTTCTGGTGTTTCTGTTCGTATTTTTGAGAGTTTCTTTTCTTCGTCGAGCCACTCAAGGATCATGTGTCTCCAACTTTTGTTATGCCACTCTGAATAATATTGCAGTTTCCAAACGCCGTTTTTGAGGCGTTCCTTTTTCTCTATCTTGAGCAGATTATTGTTTATGCGGACTTCTGGAAATCTGCTTAGGCAAACTGTTTTGACGCCTTCCACGTCAAAGATTTCAAGGTCTGGCATCTGATTCAGGAGCCAACGTTTCATGTCGACGCTTACGAGCAGTCTCATGAATAGTCTGTTGAGTCGAAGCCACCGTTTAGATGGGCAACTTATTCCGTACATTTCAAATACGTAGTGACGTCCTGTGCTATCTCCTTGACGCGCTTTCGTCATGGTTAAGCCGAAAACTGTGAAAGCCCTTCCGTCAAGGCACATTAAAGCCGTCATTTCGCCTCCTGTAGCTCCAAGTTTATGGACCCAAAGGTCACGGTAATACGTTGCTTCTACTCGGTTCAGGATCATGAGGCTAACTTCGGTTCCTTTCCAAACGTCTTGGTCCTTGTAAATTTCAACCATTCTAGGCTTAACTTCGCCCACATGTTGACTCGTCAGTATTTTTGACGGCTTGTTTGAGACTAGGAACTGGCTTTTTCCAACTTCCGTTGACGTTGTCATGCTGAAGGCTGTACACCAAGATTTAGGCACTTTCGAAATGTTCTCTGTTGTCGGAAACCTTATCGATAAGGCGAGCGCTGTGCATGGCACGTTCGTGACTGACTCGAGCATTTCTTTGAAGCTGGCAACGTTAAACTCTTTGACCTTAGGTTCGTTCCACGTTATGCTTTCAGGAAAAGAAAACATCTTTGTGTATCCGTTCTGGTACGCCGGAGGATTCAGAAAAAGGAAAGTGTCTTCGTCGTTTTTGCAGTCTTCAATCTCGGTTCTGTAGTCAGCCACTCTATAGTTTATTCCTTTCAAGGTTTTTCCTAGAGTTTCAAGTTCTTCTACCATGTGTTTGACATAACGGTCTGTGTGTATCAAGAGCTCTTTTGCTGCTTGTTGGTAATAGAAAGCCTTGCGACTTGTCAACTGGCAATATTTCAACGCGAGCATTATTGCG